GGTTCTGAATAATTCCCACCCTTCATAATCTTACCATCATCACGATAGATAGGTTTACCATCAGCACCAAGCTTAGACATATTGCTACGCTGCACTTCTTCAAAACACTTATCTAGATCAATACCAAAGGCATGACCAGCGCCATAGGTTACATAAAGAATATCTGTCAACGCATCGGCAATACCCTCCATGTGTCCTTCAGCAACGGCATCTTCTAGTTCTGTATACTCTTCTAAGATAAGACTTAGTCTTAGCATCTGTGTTGCATATTTTGGAATCTTAGGAGAAGTTTTTACTTCCTGTCCAAATGTTTCCATGAACTTGCCGACTTCAGTAAAATTTGTCATTATGATACCCTCATGCTAAAGTTTTTAGTTTTTTCAAATTTGATTATATTAGAGAACTTATCGAACAACTGATCACCCTTATGTGAGATAATAAACACATTGGTATCAGCACCAACACTTTTTAGAATCTTAAAGAATTCTTCCATACCTGTAACGTCTAATGAACTATCAAACACCTCATCCATAATTAGAAGATTTGTACTGGCACTATTTCTTAGCTTGGCTACTGCTCGCCAAGTAAAGAGAAGTGCTAAGTCAATACGCATCTTCTCACCTTCAGAGAATGAACCATAACTAAACTCATCACGGAAACGAGACTTAATCTTCTCATCAAAGTTTTCATCTAATTCAAACTGAACAAAGAAGTCCATTGATGCTAGATACTTGTTGATAAGTTTATTCATAACAGGTACATACTGCTTGATAATCTTAGTCTTAATACCACCATCCTTTAATAGAATAGCAGCAGTACCAAGCAATGTCCTAAACCCAGTAAGATCTTCCTTAACAGTTTGAAGCTCTCTTAGTTCAGCACGAGAAGCATTTAGATCTGTAGAATCAGTTTCAATCTTTTGCTGCTGTGCTTTTAGAGTATCAACTTCCTTCTGTAACTCAGCATTGTACTTCTGATACATACGGATCTTATTGTTACAGTCAAGTATCTCGGCATTTAGGAATGTAATAGTCTTTTGATTCTCAGCAATAACCTTAAGGCTATCGCTAACCTTAGTCTCTTCATCAGCTAACTGAGTAAGAGCATCAGTCAATTCTTTAGTCTTATTGCGACCTTCTTCTAGCTTGTGTGATTTAATCCCCGCCTCAATGTTCTGAGTACAAGTAGGACACTCATCATTGTTCTCAAAGAAGTCAATATGCTTAGAGCAATCAGCTACTTTATACTTTAGTTCAGTCTGTAAAGAAGAAACCTTCTTTAACCTAATAGATAACTTCTTTTCATCTTCAACTGTAGGAACAAGGTCTTCAATCTTTTCAGCAGTTTCCTGAATGGTTTTTGTAACTTCATCAACCATAAAGTTATGTTCATTGATCTTATTGTTTTTAATTTCAATAAGCTCTTCGCTATTCTGTTTTAGAGAATCAATGTGCTTCTTATTCAATTCAATCTTCTGTTCACACAGAGCAATACTACTGGCACAGCTCTGTAAAGCATCCTTGTTTGTTTGTATCCTACCCTTTAACAAAACATTCATAGTAGAGAAGATTTGAATATCAAGTAGGTCTTCAATAAACTCTCTGCGCAGATGCGCTGGCATCTGCATGAATGGAATAAAGGTAGATGTACCGAGAGTGATAATCTGAGAGAAAGATTTATGCGATAGTCTTAGAATACTCTTCTCAAGTATCTCTTGATAATCTAATGATGCTGCTTCTTGATTTAATAAAACATCATCAACAAAGATCTCAAAGATGGCAGGTTTCAATCCTCTGCGTACACGATACTCTTTATTGCCAATACTAAACTCAATCTCTACTTCAAGAGCTTTGTTATTGATAGAGTTTACCAGCTGTGGTTTATTAATCTTACGGAAAGGTTTACCGTAAAGAGCAAAAGAAATAGCTTCAATGAAGGTGGACTTACCACTACCATTCTCACCAATAATTAAGGTGGAGGGAGTATCGTTCAGTACAACTTCAGTGAAGGTATTACCTGTGCTAAGAAGATTTTTCCACTTTACTTTTTTGAATAATATCATTCGACGCTCAGTGACTCCTCATACAAAGAACGCAGCAATGTTTCCAGTGCTGGTTTATCAGTTTCAATTTCTAAATTGTCAACATACTTCTTAAGAATAGTGATAGTGTCCTCAGCCTCGTTAATGATCTCATCATCAGTCTCAAGGTTAAGGTTTAGATGATCATCAACCACCTGTATATTAACAGTCCCAGACTTCTCTAGCTTATCAATCATAAGATCAAACCAGTAAGGGTTGTTCTTAGTCTTAACAACAATCTTTACATGAGTACCTGTATACTTAGAAAAGTCTTCTTTTAGTATCTCATTTAATGTCTTGTTGCTGTCATCATAAAAGATCTTATAGAACATTCTATATGGGTTTTGAATAAAAGTCAAGCTTCTTGTTTCAGTGTCGAAGATATGAAATCCCTTTGGGTCATCATAATCTGACCAAGTCATCTCATAAGGACAACCAAGATAGTTTATGTTACCTCTTGTTGACTTATGATGATAGTGTCCGGAACACACAACATCAAACTTATCAAAGATAGATGCATTCAGACCATCTAATATTATAGAACCTTTGTACATCTCGAATCCACCAAGTTCTAGATGTCCAAAGCATACCTGTGCTTTAGTCTCTTTAATAAGCTGTAGAGTCTCTTCTTCATTATCATCACAAATCCATGGCACCATTAGGACACGAAGTCTGTTATCTAGTGTGCTGTTGTCACCCATAGGATCATTAGGAAATTCATATAACTCTGGTTTTGAAACAACAAGAACATGTGCATAATATTCTTTAAGAAGAAGATCAAGAGCATTGATAGATAGAGTATTCTTATAAGGAATAACGTGATTACCTACCAATGAAATAAGAAGATGGTTATTTGCAACGATAGGATCAAACCAATACCTTCTCGCTCTGTCTAAAGAGTAATAGCTTATATACTTTCTGCGATCAAAGGTATCACCAAGATCAATGATTGTTTTAATCTCATTCTCTTTCAGATAGGGAAAGAAGAATTCTTTATAAAACTTTTCAAAGAAATCGTGGAATACTGGACTGTCTGACCTAGCACCAAAATGCTGGTCTGTTATCAGGGCAAGCTTCATTTACTCTCCTTCAGTTACAAATTTCTCAACACCCTTTTTGGGAGCAGTTGCAGCGAGGTCTTTCTTTTCCTGCATCTTTCTCTCATACTCTGAAACAAACACGTTCATATTCTCATTTTGAGAAACTTGAGACATGTCAGCAAAGTCAGGATCATTCTCAGAGAAAGATGAAGATAAAGCAGCATTCTCATAAGACTTATACTTGATGTAAGTCTGCTTCTTCTCTTTATGAATCCTCATGATATAAGCATTATATATGATTCGCGTAAAATAAGCAAATGGATTATTTGATTTCTCTGGGTCAAAGTTGTTTAGATAATTGATAGAGTATTCAATACCATCAGAGATCATCTCTTCTTTATATGAATAATTAACAAAGTTACCTTTAGATGCTAGACGAGTAGCAATCTGAAGAATGCACCTACCAATATACTCAGGGATACGAGGAGGAGGTAATCCCTGTTCTAGAGCATCAAACCGATTAGTTCTATGCTTAATGAGTGCTGTATAGAAAGACTTATTATCTACATAATGTCTCTTTTCTTTTTCAGCTTTCTTATCAATCTTTTTATTTACAATCATAATATTTCCCTTGACTTTTTGAAAAATGGGGTTATAATCAGGAATGTCCTGTATCAATTAAGAACATTATTCGACGAAAGGTGCGAGTTCAGAAAAGCTCTTAGAAGGTCATCGTCAGAAAGATCCGTGGGTAACGCACCCTTAAACTTTTTACTGTGTCTATTGTCATCGCTAAGAGTCTTCAAAGATTTCTCATAAAACTTAATCAGCATTGGTTCGATTTCAGTTTCAAACAACACATGAGATGATTTAAAAGGATACATTGTTCTTTCCTTAGAAAAGGTATTCCAAGGAGTAAAGAATATCCTAGCTCCATTATCTTCATATACATGATGAACAATCAAGGGATTGTCCAAAACATATCCATCTTCACTAAACGAGTCTAATCTACCAACAACAGTTTCGTTGGTTATTAATTTTAGAGCTATGTGTGTTGGATGTTCCAATATATAACCTCTATGTTATGTCTATGTTGTAGATTTTATAATCAAAACCTTCTTCAGCGTAAAGCTTAAGTCTCTCTTTGAAATGCTCTAAAGTATAATTCCTAGTTGATTTCCAAGATAGATCATCAGCAATATCAAAAAGAGTAACTGATTCTTTCGTATCAGATATTCTTAAACCACGCCCAATAGACTGTAAGGTTCTAATTTTAGATTTGCTCGGTGAAGTAAAGATGATATTATGCAGGTTCTTTATATTTACTCCAGTAGAAAACGTGCCTAAAGAAGCTATGATGATAGCATCCTTTTCTGTTTCTACTAACTTGCGAATATCATCGCGTTCTTCACCATCAACTCCACCATGAATAAAAAACACTTTACGATCAGGAGCAGCTACTTTAATATCTTTGTAAAGCTCTTCTCCGTGCTTTTCAACATACTGGAATAGAACTAGTATATTCCTTTTCAAAGATAAAGTCAAGTTTTTTATAAACTTATTGCGTGCTAAGTTCCTGACAATAAAATCTATTTCCTGTTGATAGTCATTTTTAGTATTCTGTTTACGCACTTCATCAGGATACTTCAACATCAATATCTTGATCTTAAGTTCAGCTAGATGCTTCTGTTCAATTAGATCTGTTGTAGTGGCAACCTGTTTAACAGTACCAAACAAACCTTCAAGTGTTAGCTTGTTAGTTTCCGTACCATCTAGTGTGCCTGTAAAACCAAACCGATACTTGCAGTTGTAAAGTTTTTCCATAATGCTAGATAGGCTCTTAGCTTTAAACAGATGCGCTTCATCACCGATAACTACATTGAACTGTTGAAACCATTGCTTTGGCATCTTATAGATTGACTGCCAAGTGGATATAACTATTGACTCTTCAGTTTCTTTTTCAACACCAGAAGTGATCTTATGAATATCTTTATCATAACCATAAGACTTGAAGTCACCTGACATCTGATGGACTAAGGAGATAGTAGGCACAATGACGAGAGTCTTTAAATTAAAATACTGTGTAACCATATAGATGATAAGAGACTTACCAGAAGCTGTTGGCGATAACATCAATGCTCTACTCTTACGCACAGCATGAGCTAATGCTTCAATCTGATAGTCTCTAGGTTCTAATGGTAGGTTTAATGTTTTGGCAAACTCATATGCTTCTACTAAAGAGAACTGAGTGTCATTGAACTCTGATAGGAACTCTACACTATAGTCGCGTGAGCGAGCGAATGCTAGGACATTATTAAGCAAGCCAGCATAGATCTGTTTTGTCATAACATTATAGAGTCTGATCTTACCATCCCAGATTTTATTTTTATAAAGAGGATGGAACTTAGCATTGGGAATCATAAACGTGAAATGATCCGATAGCTCCATAGCTACGGATGCCACACACTCAACACGAATGTAAGTCTCGTTGACTTTAGAAATTCTAAGGATGTCGGTCATATGCCTCCATTAGTAAACCTCTGCCAGTCAATATAGTTCTTAATCATATAACCACGGTCAGTTATGTTCTTAATGATAGACTCTAATAGAGTGATCTTTTCTTTTTGATACGCAATCTTTAGAGTCATGTTAATGATATCTTGATCTGCTTCAAGATGCATAGGGATATCTGACTTCAATATAGTACGAGGATTAGGCATCCAGTTATGGCCAATCAAGCTCTCTTTATCAAGAGTACCCATAAAGTATTCATACTTGTCAAGATACAACTGCTTATACTCTGTCTCCACCTTGCGCAGAGCAAGTCTCTCTTGCGAGAAGATCTTGTAATACTTGTTGTGTAGTTTGGGAATCTTAACTGCTTCTTTATCAATACCAGCAGTGTTAATCTCTGAGTCTTGCGACCATAGATCAAATATCTCGTCAAGCTTCATCATATAACCTTATCAGGGAAAGAAACAGTATACTATATTACTAAGATAAAGTCAAGCTTTAAAATCTTGTGTAGTTATACTGAAAATATTTGAACTCAGCAGTGGCTGTAAGATAGTTGACATCAGTCTCTGTTGAGTTAAACTTGAAACCAGAGATACTGACAGGAACGATATCTGTAAATGTTACCTTTATGTTTGGCTGCATGGCACTATTTAAAATGATAAGATCAGCATTCACCAGAACACCTTGCCCACTTGTCTTAGTCTGTGCAGCGATAGCCTTGTACTCATCGAAGCTGTTAGGTTTACCGATTGCCTTGATCCAATCATGCATCTCGAAATAACCTTGCATACCCTCATCGATCTTGAAAGTAACCGAAAAGTTATCATATGTTAGATGATCGCCGGGAATCATTATTTTACTGAAAGGTGTCTGCAGGTCTTTGGTCGCGTTCAACGACAGCCGAGGGAAGTCGAAGCTTTGGACGAAATACTCGAGGTTGGGAAGCTTCGTTATGACGAACTTAAAGCCTAATGGGGATAGGAAGTTAAGGTCTGTGGGCTGTCCTGGGTACGTGGCCATCGGCTATCCTATTGATTTTACTCATATATTTATACCAAAGAAAAAGCTTGACTTT